TCCCCCGCCCAGGCGAATGGGGCCCCCTACCGGCTCAACTGAAGATGTCCGGCCGCATGCTGTCGGCAGGCGCAACAAGAGGCGCGGATTGTTTATCCGTTGCTCTTGCCACCTCTTTCGCTTCTACGTCAAGCACTTGCGAGTCCTGCTCAGTCAGCTGGTCACGCACTGGTCGACGCCGAGCGTGGATCTCAGCCAGGACAGAGCTCACGTCCAGGCTTTGCGTCACGTTCACGTCGATGCGATCGCTGTATCGCTTGTTGATCTTCCCGGCGTACCACTGACGGGTGTTGATCCTGTTGCGCGCCTTGTCTGGCGGGTCGTCGCCATCGGCGATCTCGATCACTTCTTCGGCCAGGAGATCGCCGCGAACCTCCTGTGCGAGTGCGTAAGCACGGCCGGCTTCCTTGTCTTTCTGCAGGATGCCGGCGAAAACGTCAGGGGTGATGCCCATGCCTTCCAAGGCTTTGCGCAGCGTCGCGCCCTTCAGCACTTGCTGGATTACCTGGTGCACAACCGGGCTGTACGGTACGACTTCCATAGGCGGATGCTATCAGCCGTGATGATGTGATGCAAAGAATTTCGCAACACGACCTGTCTAATCTGTTGCGGTAATCGCAACATGCAACTACATTTTCTCCAGCGTCAGCCATAGGAGGCGGTCGCCAACAACTTTCAAGGGGATTCTGATGATGCTGGCTTTCGTTTGCTGCTGCCTGACCGGGTGGCTGATCTCGCGCCCGATCGTGCGCGTGTGGGGGCTGTGATGGACAACCGCAAAGCTCCGGCCGAAATGTGGTGGTGCATCGGCGCAGTACTCGCACTGGCTGTAATGATGGTACTGGCGATGAATGGGATCGTCTGCCCCGTCGGAGGCTGCAATGTCTGACCGCATCACCATCCGCCACTTGCGCAGCCTGGCCGCGCACCTGAACAAACTGACTGGCAGCCCGGACGTCTACATGGACGACCAGCGGCGCATCCTGGTCGGCCACTTCCACATTGACCGCGCCTATGGCGGGAACATGCTGGCTCGAACGATGAACGAGTCCGGCGGAATCAACGCGCCCTTGGGACAAGCCCACATCCCTGCGCGCCAGCTGTACGACCTGATGCACGCATTCATCCGCGGCATCGAATTCGAGCGTTCTTCGCGCGCCTAGCGCGTTGCGAAAATCACACCACAGGAGCTGACATGCCGAAATACGAAGTCTCTCTCACGAAAACGATCGTGATCGAAGTTGACGCGGCGTCGTTCGACGAAGCCCGCGACGCAGCGTCGATGGCCCCGGAATACCTGATCGACCCTGACGGGTCATGGCAGAGCGCCGAGCCGCAAATCGACGTACTCGGCCCGAAGGACTGACGCCATGCCCCGAACCCAATCCCGCCGTTTCTCCATCCGCCGAGAGCAGTCCGGCAAGCCAGAGCCCCGGTGGGTTCTGCGCTGGTCCGGCCACGTGCTGATGGAGTCTTATAGCCGCCATGACGTGACGGCTGCCCTTTCCCACTATGAGAAGGATCCGGTGTACCGATGAACACGAACGACAACAGCATGAGCGCCACGCAGCACACGCCGGGGCCGCGCACCCGCACGCTGAGCGCCACGATGGAGGCGGCGCTGGCGTACATCAACCGCCACGGCGGCACCATTGAACGGCGGCAAGGCGGCTTCTGGGTCCATCCAGGCGAGGGCGACTTCCGCTCCGGCATGGATTACGTGTCGCCGACGACGGTGTACGCACTGGAGTCGCGCGGCCTGCTGACGATCGACTGGAAGGCAAGGCCCGCCCGCGCCGCCATCGCCAAGGCTACCGGAAGCGCAGCATGACCACACGCAAGCCCCTACGCTTCCCTCGCACATTCGCCCAGGCTTTCCCGCAGTCGACCGAGTACGCATGCGCCATCGAGCGGCCGGCGCGGAGGTCGATCAGCCGAGCGTGGATCGCCATGGCCGTGATCCTGGCCGCCCTGCTGCTCGCCCAGGCCACGCGCTGACCCACCACACCCACCCGCCAGAGCCCGCCACGAGCGGGCTCTTTCACTTCACCCCGGCCACTTCTGGAACACTGGAACAGGGTTGGAACATCCAAAATCCCCTTATTTATCAACTACTTACCTTCTTTGTTCTATCTGTTCTAGAACAAATAGAAAGAAGAAGAATAAAGAAGAGATAAAGAAGTTACGGCGCTGGTGGTGCCCCACCCAGCGCCGTAACACACATACTCTGTAGCAACCTCGCGCGAGCCCTGGAACATTGGAACGTCCGTTCCAACCGCGCCTAAGTCCTTGTCACCAAAGGGAAAAACACGTTCCAACCCCTTGGAACAAGCGTTCCAGCCGTTCCAGCCCGTGGTCCCGGATCACTTCACTCTGAGCACTTAAGCATTAACGCTGCTTCAACCACAGCACCGGTGAGGCCGACCGTAACACCACACCCTCTTCCCGTTCCCATAAAGCCCCGCCGATCGCCCACTTGCCTGGCTCATAGTCACGCGACACGAATCGCAGCCTGGTTTCCCCGCTCTCAAGCTCCACGACGCACATCTGTCCCACCGCGTCGATGGTCACGCTGTCCGCTGGCCGATAGAAGGCCAGCCACCCGTCCCACAGGTCCTCTGTCTGCAGCCGCAGCGCCACCGACCCTGCCGGCACGCCTGGCGGCCGCTCCACCACTCCGGGGCCCTTGGCCGGCTCGAAGTGCACCACACCGTGGCCATCCACCCAGCCGCGCACTTCCACCGTGGTGCCGTCTGCCAGCCGCGCGCCGGGCTCGGCCGCAATGTGGGCCATCACGGCGTCCGAATCGGGCCCGCGTGGCGCCATGGGGCGTGCCACACGCTGATTGGCGGCCGCCCTGGACCGCGACAGGTCCCGGATCTGCTCAGGCGTGCGCAGGCCGCCCATGACCGCGGCGCCGGCGCGGCGCATCACTTCCTCCAGGTCAGCGCCCAAGAGCTCCGCGAGCTCCGCCGCCTCGAGCACCGTCATCTTCCGTTTCCCGCGCAGCATCAGCGACATGGCTGCCGGGTCGATCTTCATCTGGAAGGCCAGCTGGCGCGCCGACGTCCTGCGGTCCGAGATGCGGCCGCGGAACCACTCGGTGTCGATCGCATTCTGTGCAGGCTCGCGCAGGGCAGGCGCGAACGGCGCAGGCGTGGCCGAGCGCTCGCCGCTCGGCGGCGCCGGTGGGTCGGTGTCTTTTTTCGGGGCGCTCACTGTGTCGGAATTGTCGTCGTCAAAGCTCATGCGTGCCATACATTGTGGATTATGTCGGTAGTGTTTGCGTTATCGCAATACATCTTGCTGTATCCCATGCCGCAACAATATCAGACTGCCGGCATCGGGTAAACCGCAACAGACAGCACCGTTACAAATGTGAGCAGACTGTGGGTAATTGCACAAATCGCAACATAGCTCAGCGCTATTGAACTCTCCGGTCGCATTAGTAAGACAATGTTGCGCGAACCTCAACAGGTGAAGGAGAATTCCTACACCGCGCATCGGGCCTATCGCAACAGCAGTCCAAACAACAGCAACAAGCCGCAACAACATGCCCCGTCCCCGCGATCAAGGTAAGTACGGCAAGCCCACCTACAGCCAGGCGGCCAAGGTGGTCAGGCGCTTCGGTGGCGAGGCCAAGCTGGCCAAGCTCATTGGCGTCAGCCGCATCACCGTCTACCGCTGGAGCTATCGCCGCCCGTACGGCAGCGATGGCCTGATTCCCACCGAGCACATCGAGAAGATCCGCGCTGTGGCTCGCATCGAAGGCGTCCTGATCCGCCCCGAGGACTGGACGCCCGAGGTCATCAAGTACGAAGTCCCCGCAAGCCCCACCGCCCTTTCCATCCCGCAGCCGCCGCGTGCGCGGCCTGCACTGGCTGACATCCTTCTATGAGCACGCAAACCATCTGCGGCGTCGACCCCGGCGCCACCGGAGGCATCGCCTTCGTCGACGCACTGACTGGCGCCCTGGTGGCCGCCTACCCCATGCCCATGACCAAGGATGGGAAGGTGGAGGCCACGCTGCTGACCGCGTACTTGAACGGCCACCGGCCGGTGCGGGCGTACGTGGAGAACGTGTCGTCCAGGCCGCGCCAGGCTGGCCAGTTCTCCTTCGGTGTCTCGACCGGCATCGTGCACGGCGTGCTGGGTGCGCGCGGCGTGCCGTTCGCCCTGGTGGCCCCGCAGTCCTGGAAGGGCGCGTACGGCATCAAGCGGGCTGAGGGGCAGACCAAACGCGATACGAAGAGCGAAGCGCGCTTCCTCGCGGCCAAGCTCTTTCCCGACCACGCCAGCAAGTTCAGCAAGGTCAAGGACGACGGCGTGGCCGAAGCGGCGCTGATCGCCCTGTATGGGCTGAACGTCTACATCCAGGAGTGAGCATGGCTGAAATCCGCTTCCGAATGTGCGCTTGCGCCGATCAGTCCCAGTGCACGGGTTACTGCATCGTTCACTCGTCGGACGCCACGCGCCGGCCGCAGTCCCGCTTTGCTGCCGGCGTTGTTGAGGTTTCCGCAACGCCGCACAACATGCCCGAGGATCCGCAGGGCGCGCTGCCGCCACTGGACCGCCAGGTGGCCGGCAGCCACTACAAGGACCAGCCCATCCAGCCGGTCGAGTACATCCACGCCAACGCCCTGGGCTACTTCGAGGGCAACGTCGTCAAGTACGTCAGCCGCTGGAGGAAGAAGGGGGGCGTGGCCGATCTGGAGAAGGCCAAGCACTACATCGACCTGTTGATCGAGCTGGAGGCGCGCCATGCCGGATGAACAGCCGATCGTGGAGGACACGCTCGAGCGCATGGTCAGGCGCAACGTGAGCTACCGCGGCTTTCTCATCGACTTGCTGGACCCGGAGCGCTTCGGCCACTCCGTCACCGCGGAGGTGCGGGACAAGGCGCGCGAGCTCCTGGGCATGCCCGGGCGCGAGTTGCCGCAAGCGGAGGTGCTGCGATGAAATGCCCTCGCTGTGGCGCCGAGTCGAGCGTGGCCGAAACCCGCACTGGTGAGCACCTGACGATCCGCCGGCGCCGGGTGTGCACGAGCGGCCACCGCTTCACCACGGTGGAGATGCACCAGTCCGCGGTGCACAAGGGCGACCTGGTGCGCAGGGCCAAGGCGATCGCTGCGCGCGTGGCGATGTGGCACCGCGACATCGAGATCGCGCGTGATCTGCACCAGGGCTGGCGCGTGCTGGCTGCGCGCTACGGCGTCAAGTACCAGGCGATCTACATGGCCGCATCCCGCGGCCGGCAACACCTGAAGCAAGAGAAAGGGACCACCGCATGACCGACACCAGCAAGGGTGCAGCCCTTCCCGCAGATGCCGCGTACTGCCCGGTGTACTGCAAGCTCAAAGGCGGGAAGCTCGCATGCC